GGCAGACTCGCTGCTAGATTTGCAGTCGCTGATGCGATTCCAAAACCATTTGATTTAGTTCATCCTACAAAAGGAAAGGGTCATCGTCTCCGTTATGCTTGTATTGAAGGCCCAGAGGCGGGAGTTTACTATCGTGGTAGATTAAAGGAATCAAATGTAATTCACTTACCTTACTATTGGAAAGATTTGGTTCACTCTGATAGCATTACTGTTCAGTTACAACCAATTGGATCAAATCAGAATCTTGTGATTCAAGAGTTTAATAATGAATTTATTGTCATCGCAGAGGATTCAACTAATACTGATTTGATTACTGACCTATCGACCATTGATTGTTTCTACCATGTGTATGGTGAAAGAATAGATGTTAATCCTTTGATAGTTGAGTATGAAGGTGATAGTTGGGAAGATTATCCAGATCCAAACTTCAATCCAAATAAAGTAGCTACTGATAAGAAAAACACAAAAGATCCTCGATTCTCTGGCCCACCAAATACATTTACAAGATGACAAAATTGATTTATATTCAAGATGATTTTTTAGATCCTAAGTTATGTCAACCATTTTTAGAATTATATGATAAAAAAGATAGTTTTCTTGAAAGTGTAACTCATTCTGATCCTCATGAAAGTCTCACAGTAAATCCAGATATACCTAAATTTGATTTTGATAAAAATCATGGTGCTAAGTATTGGGGAGGAAATGTAGATCCAATTCATCTCACTGAATCGAAAGATAAACTTTTTAGCAGTGTCATCAATGATGTAACTAATCTATGTAAAATTTTTGATGACAATATAAAATTACAATATGTTGGAGTTGTCAGATGGCCGATAGGCACTTTTATGAAACCACATATTGATGACAATAATATTCACGAACCTGACATATTTGCTGCGATGCTTTATCTGAATGATAACTTTACAGGGGGATCTACAATGTTTGAAGATATTGAAATCAAACCAAAGCCAGGCAAATTGATTATATTTTCAAATAATAAACATTTGCATTATGTAAGTGAAGTGGGTGGTGCTGAAAGATTTGTATTATCATTTTGGTATAGTAGACCGAATGCCAACGTATAGACACAAAGACTCTGGTAAAAGATTCTTTTTCATTCATATTCCAAAGACTGCTGGTAGATTTTTACAGGAAAATTTTAAATTAAATGGATTTGAACCAGAACAAAATATATGGGATTGGATAGATGGAATTGAAACAGCTCACTTTCATAGAGAACTTTATCAAAAACATCTAAATATAAAAGATATTAAACATGTAACAATTGTTAGAGATCCTCTTCAGAGATATCTCTCATTGAAAACACATAACTATCCAGACAGTGAGAACTGGTTAAGACCTCAAGTTGATTATGTAACAGAAGAAACTAACATTTGGAAGTTTGAGGATGGATTTGATGAAAAATTCTCCACATGGTTAAGTGAGATGTTGGAAACACACATCGAAGTAAAAGAGTTAGACTCCGATTATACATATAATCATAAAGGTCAGAGACTTTTTCTTGAGTATAAAGATCCTAATTATAAAAAGATTGAAAGCACTGATGAGATTGTAAATCATGTCAAATCTTTTTATCAAGAGGATTACAAACTTTGGTATAACTCATTGAATAAATAAACTTAGACAGAATCTGTAATTAGAGAAGAATAGGATGCCTCTTTCAAGACTGGAGAATTTTCTAAAGAATATACAAGGTAATGTTATCTACGTTGACCCCAACGAATTGGATGCGACTGATAGTATTGAAAACCAAGGAAACTCCCAAACACGACCATTTAAAACGATACAGAGAGCTCTAATTGAAGCGGCTAGGTTCTCTTATGTTGCTGGACAGAGAAATGATAAGTTCGATTTAACAACCATTATCCTTGCTGCTGGAACTCACACAGTTGACAACAGGCCAGGATTTATACCTGTTGATATAAGTGGAAATGCAAGATATACAACAAGATTTGGAGAGACAAACCAGATATTAAGTCCATTCGGATTGGGTAGTAACTTTGATTTAACATCACCTGACAATGAACTATTCAAATTAAATAGTGTTCGTGGTGGTGTAATCATACCAAGAGGAACTTCAATTGTAGGTAAAGACCTTCGTAAGACAAAGATAAGACCAAAATATGTTCCTGATCCAGAGAATAATAACATAGATCCATCTGCAATATTCAGACTCACAGGTGCTTGTTACATTTCACAGTTCACCATTTTTGATGGTGATCCATCAGGTAACGTATATAAAGATTACACTACAAACTTATTCACACCAAGTTTCTCTCACCACAAACTAACTTGTTTTGAATATGCTGATGGTGCAAATGCAGTCACTATTAATGACAGTTTCATAAATGTAACTTCGACATCAACTGACCTTGATATGTATTATCAAAAGGTTGGTGATGTATATGATGCTGGAACAGGAAGACCAATCGAACCAGACTTCCCATCAGGCAGTCTTGATTTCCAGACAAGAGTTGAAGAATATCGTATTGTAGGATCAAAAGGTCAACAGGTTGGTATCTCATCTATCAAAGCTGGTGATGGTTCAACTGCATCTACAACTGTGACTGTTGATTTAGAGTCAACTCTTACAGATCTTTCAATCGATACTCCTGTTCGTATCTCTGGTATCAGCACATCAGGATATAATGGTATCTTTGTTGTATCAGAAGTCGTATCTAATACTCAATTTAAATATGTTGTTGGTGCTGCACCAAACAATCCACTACCAACACTCACAAGTGCAAATGTAAACATCGAAGTTGATACAATCAACTCTGCTTCACCATATCTATTCAACTTATCGAAAAGATCTGTTTTCGGTATGAATGGTATTCACTTAGATGGTTCTAAAGTGACTGGATTCAAGAGTGGATTACTTGCACAGTTTACAGGTAATGCACTTCAGAAAGATGACAAGGCGTTTGTAAGATATAACTCAACATCTGGACAGTATGAGGACTATACAAGTGTAGATAATTTACACTTAGATCCATCTGCTGTTTATCGTCCAGAGTATGAGTCAACTCATGTTCGTGCATCAAATGATTCAATTGTTCAGGCAGTTTCTGTATTCGCAATCGGACATAAGAGTCAATATGTAGCAGACACAGGTGGTGAACTGTCACTTGCAAACTGTAATGCAAACTTTGGTGAGAACGCACTTTTATCTGATGGATTTAAGAAATCAGCATTTACTCCAGACAACGCTGCGTATATCACACATCTTATTCCACCAAAAGAAATCACTGATGGAACTGCAAATGTTGATTACCTATCGATTGATGTAGATAAAACAGTCAAAGCTGGAAATTCAACTCGATTATACTTTGAGGGATTTACAAATCAAGATGTCCCACCACCTCATGTTGTTGATGGATTTAGATTTGGTGCTGCATCTGATGATAAATTAAGATTACAACTCAATATTAATGGAAATGAAGGTGATTTTGTTTCTAAAATTGTAATGCCAACTGAAACTGGTGTCACAGATGATACAGGTCAGAAAAGATATATTGTATCAAATGCTGTCGGTGTAAGTAGTATTAGTTCAAATATTATATCTTTAAAGACTGATCATGAGTTAATCACTGGTGAATCGATTCGTATCATTGCAAATGATGGTTTCTTACCTGACGGATTAGAAGAGGATCAAGTTTACTTTACAATTAAAGGTAGTAATGCAAATGATCTTAAAGTTGCAAGAACTTTAAATGATGCATTAGAGGGAACTGCACTTACAATTAATAATACTGGTGGTGAACTTACAGTTGTCAGTCGTGTATCTGATAAGAAGTCTGGTGATATTGGACATCCAATTCAGTTTGATACTGGAAGAAAAAATTGGTATATCAATGTTTCAGCGACAACAGCAAACAATGAGATATATCC